AACACATTCACAGTGGCACCTGTTAGAAATGACGTGTCCAACATTGGCCAGGTCCTGTTCTACAACACTACATCAAAAGAAGTCACGTATGGTAACACCATCAGCATTGCCGGCAACATAACAGGCAACACAGGCGGATTTGCCATAGGTTATAGAGATATTCCTCAGGTTGTGTTCACCAGTAACGCTACATTAGCATTAACTGATGCAGGTAAACATTACTTTAGTTCTAACAGTGCTAACGTTATCACTGTTCCAAACAACACCACAGTGAGTTTCAACATAGGAACTGCAATCAGCATCGTCCAGCAAGGCACTGCAAACTTAACTGTAACTCCTGGCTCGGGCGTAACAATGTACTTGGCTGGAAATAGTACATCTTCTTCTCGCACACTGGGCAACTACGGTATGGCCACTCTGATGAAAGTAGACACAAACACTTGGTTTATCAACGGCACAGGAGTTAACTGATGTCCGGTATTATGCAAGCTGCTGTGGGAAGTTGGAAACGTACAGTGGCAGCCGCCTCAGGCCCCACATTGGTCTATGATTTAGATGCAGCCAATTATTCAGCTGTACCTGTAAATGGTTCTACCGTAGCGGGAACAGGTGCATTTACTATCACAGTAGCCAATGCTGGTGCTAGTATATCCTGGCAGGCAGACAGTGGCGGTGTGTTTAGAAAAAGCAATGCCACTGGCACCGATGTAATGTACGGTGGACCTAACTATGTCACTGGACAAAGTTATTCGGTATTCATGGCCTACAAACGCATAGCCACATCATCTGGACGACTGCTTAACACACAAAGCGAAGCCAGCAAAGATTGGCTGATGGGCTTGTACAACGGCAATCCTGATACATTTTATCCAAACTATTCAGTTAATTTACCTGGATCGGGCGCTGATCTTGTGTGGCATTTTGGCTGGGCAACTTGGAACACCACAACATCGTTGGGACAATTGTACACTGCAACCAGCGTTCAACCAACTTCAGTGGCATTTTCTTCAACCAATGCTGGCGGTGGCGGATTTAATCAATTGAGATTATTCAGCAGATCGGCTGGCAGCGAAGTCCAAACAGCTGACATAGGATTTGTCAAAGTCTATAACGGGGTGTTGGATTTGGCCACAGTACAATCCTTGTACGCAACCTACAAAGCTAGATTTGGTTACTAACCACATATTAATATAAATAACAATAATAACAGGATTTTAAGATATGGCATCATATACAATAGTAACAGCCACAGCGGCAAATGTAGCTGGTAACACTAACACCATAGCCAGCACAAAAGTTAAAATAGTGGCAAATGCAGCCTGTGTTTACGCTATTAATGCACCGGCAACTCTTACTGCAAACGTGGGCGCAATGATTCCCGCAAACTTTCCCACATATATAAACATGACTGGCATTGGAAACAGAATTTCAGTTTTACCAGTTGCAGGCGGTAGCACTGCTATTACACTAACAGAATGTGGTACAGTTTATCAGAGTGCAGTGAATCAAAACAGCACAACATTTTTGAACGCATAATACTATGAAATCACATGAATTTATCCAAGCCGCAGCTAATATGTTGGCCGCATTTGGCAACAACGAACAACAGTCTATAAAGCCTAAATAATTGATTTTGTACAAAAATTAGTGTATACTAACACTGATGTTCAACTCTGTACAGGATTATACCCTAAGCATACTGCCCGCTAAGAAGAAACGTAGCCAAAGTGGTTGGTTAAGTTTCAATGCAGTCTGCTGCCACCATAATGGCGATAGTGCAGATACCCGAGGTCGCGGCGGAGTCATTACAAATCCAGATGGTGGGGTGTCTTACCATTGCTTTAATTGTGGATTTAAAACTGGTTACCAACCTGGCAGACCGCTGAGTTTCAAATATCGAAAATTTCTCAATTGGTTAGGTGCAGATGTTAATGAAATACAACGGCTAGTAGTCGAAGCACTGAGAATCAAAGACCTAGTAGACCCCCGAGATGTCAAGCTTGTAATCGAAGAAGAAATCACGTTTACTGCTCGAGCATTGCCAAAAGAATCTTTGAGTTTTATGGCATTGGCTGAATTTTATGAATTGGCTGATAAAAATTTCCCCAAACTTTTTGTGGACGCTGTGAGTTACGTCAGTGATCGAAAAATAGATTTTAGAAAATATGAATTTTATTGGACTCCTGAAGTAGAATATAAATTATCATACCGTGTTATTATTCCTTTTAAATACAAAGGTGAAATAGTAGGTTATACAGCAAGGGCATCAAATAATGATATTAAACCCAAGTACCACAGTGACCATCCTGCCCATTTTGTTTTTAATTTAGATGAACAAAAAGCGGACAGTAAATTTGTCATTGTCTGCGAAGGGCCGTTTGATGCTATGAGCGTAGATGGGGTAAGTACACAGACCAATGATATCAGTGAGCAGCAAGCAGAACTAATAGAGTCATTGGGGCGAGAAGTAATAGTGGTGCCAGACTTCGACAAACATATTAACAAGCAAAATAAAGAAGTATGGCCCGGGCAACAAACTATTAATCGTGCAATAGAATGCGGGTGGAGTGTGAGTTTTCCTGTGTGGAAAGATACTGCAAAAGATATCAATCATGCAGTTCAATTATATGGAAAACTGTTTGTTATGAAATCTATTCTGGATGCTAAAGAATCCAATCCATTGAAAATTAAATTGTTAGCTAATAAAATATGACTAAAGACTATAGTGTTGATCTCCAAAAATTATTTTTAGAAATGATGCAACAGAATCCTGAAAGTTATGTCAGGGTTCAAAACATTTATAATCCAGAGAACTTTGATAGAAGTCTCCGTGAAGCCGCACGTTTTATCAAAGAACATGTAGACACACATAAGATTATGCCCACTCCTGAACAGATCAAAGCAGTGGCAGGCACAGACCTAAAACCAATTCCAGATCTCGGAGAAAATCATTATGATTGGTTCATGGTTGAATTTGAAGGATTTACTAAAAAATATGAACTAGAACGTGCAGTGCTCAAAGCCGCAGACATGATTGAAAAAGGAGACTTTGACCCCATTGAAAAGATTATCAAAGATGCTGTACAGATCAGTCTGACCAAAGACATGGGCACAGAGTATTTTGCAGATCCCCGTGCTCGATTAATGAAAATCAAAAGCAACAACGGGCAAATTAGCACAGGCTGGCCCACCATGGACAAGAGATTGTTTGGTGGTATGAATCGTGGAGAGTTGAATATTTTTGCCGGAGGCTCGGGTTCGGGTAAGAGTCTATTCATGCAAAACATCGCATTAAATTGGGTGGTTGCTGGATTAAACGGCGTGTTTTTAACGTTAGAACTCAGTGAAGAACTATGTGCCATGCGTATTGACAGCATGGCAGCAAATGTCAGTACTAGAGAGATTTTTAAAGAAATAGATACTGTGGAATTAAAGATCGGTATGCTGGGTAAAAAGTCTGGCAGCCTGCGTATCAAATACATGCCGGCGCAGAGCAACGTCAATCAGATTCGTGCATATCTCAAAGAGTTAGAAGTACAGACTGGCCGTAAAACAGATTTTATTATGGTAGACTATTTGGATCTCGTTATGCCGGTCAGTGCCAAAGTCAGTCCCAACGATTTGTTTGTCAAGGACAAGTATGTTTCGGAAGAGTTACGAAATTTAGCCAAAGAATTCAGTGTATTAATGATCACTGCCAGTCAGTTAAATAGAAGTGCAGTTGAGGAGATTGAGTTTGATCACAGTCATATTAGTGGCGGTATTAGTAAGATTAATACAGCAGACAATGTATTTGGAATCTTTACATCCAGAGCTATGCGTGAGCGTGGCCGGTATCAAATCCAATTAATGAAAACTCGTAGCAGTAGTGGTGTGGGTATGAAAGTAGACTTAGACTATGACATCGACACACTGCGTATTACAGATCCAGGTGAGGAGGCACAAGGTACTCCAGGTACACTAAAACCTCAGGTTGGCAGTATCATGAGCAGTATTAAAACTAGATCTACCAGTGGCGACGATGACGGTGCTCCTCGGAAGTTTGAAAGAGCCCAAGGAACTCCTGCATGGGAAAAGCCCATGAGTGGCGGGCAAGGCGAAGTACAAAGTGCCAAACTTAAACAAATGCTAGCTGGATTGAAGAAAGCAGAATGAGTAATAATTTTTGCAGATTCCTGAGTAACGGGTGTTCGTTGGGACTTCGAAATTCTCAAATTTATGTAAAACCCTGTTGTTGGTTCCGTGATGATGTTCCTTTTAAAGGACCTGACACTTTAAAAACATTATACAATACAGATTCTTGGTTACCAGGTTGTAGTGTATGTAAACAACAAGAACAAAACAACATTTTTAGTTTTCGACAAGCAAGTTTTGACATATCTCCAGATTTACCCGACGGTAAAATAACTGCACTCGACATTAATTTAGATTTTGAATGTAATGCAGCCTGTATTATGTGTGGTTCAAAATATAGCACATTATGGGGTAAGGAATTAAAAAGATTTAACATTGGTCATACACCAACAGATATGACAGGTAAAAATCGAATTGAAGAAGTTTTATCATCATTGGATTTATCGCAAGTATCTAGAATTAAATTTTTTGGTGGGGAACCGTTATTCAATGATTTACATGTTAAAATTTTAGAATATTTTCCCAATCCTGTCAATGTAGAAATATGGTACACTACTAATGCTAGCATATATCCATCACAAAATGTACTAGACCTATGGGCAAAATTTAAATTAGTATATTTTGAAGCATCGTTGGATGGCATTGGCCAACAATTTGACTATATACGTTGGCCGCTTAAATGGGATCATATAGAAAAAAATTTATTTCGTTTAAAAAATGAAGCACCTGTTAATTTATTGTTTAGGATTAATCATACATTAAATCCGTTTAATGTATTTTATTATGATAGAATGACCGAGTGGGTTGATACACATTTTGCCACAAATAGACTAGGCGACAAAACAGAAATTAATATACATCCTTGTTGGGGAACGTGGGATTTATCTAAGACTCCTGTGTCTCTAAGAAATGCAATGTCACCAAATTCTTCTGCTTTTAATATATTGAATAATACTCCGATAAACACGGATCTGTCGTCGATCAGTGATTTTATAAAGCAATGGGAGCCGCGACGAAAAAATAATTGGAAAGAAGTATTTCCTGAAATAGTAAAATATTTTAACTTAGATTAACAAATTTAGGAATCGATAATGCCGCAGAAGTATTTTTTAATTTATCTTGTCTGACTATTTCGTCGACGGCAGTTCTGAATAGAATATCATCTTGTTCATTATGCAGTCTGAATAATGGTATTAACGAGGGATATTGTTTCTTAATTTCTTCGGGCAAAGCATTGATGTTAAAATAATTAGGTGTAGTCACTAAATTATGATTGAACGGTAAATCGTTTTCTTTAAACCATGCCACAGTTTCGTCGTAATATAAAATGTTAACATTACTCAATGTATAGCTAACACTAACGGATTTGGCAAATTGCCTAAACTGTTTTATATTAGCTTCCAAATCAGTCCATTTTAACGGGTAGCGCACGTATTCGTATACAGGTCCGATACCATCGATACTTACGCATATATCTAAGTTTTTAAATTTAGACAG